TAAAAATACTGTATCTACTTCTACATCAACAAGAAAAACCACAGATTTGAAATTTCCTATTAAGAATGATGGAACAAAAGATGAAAGATATACTATGCCTCAATTTGTTAATAAAGACGGAAAAAAAGATATGCGTACAACACCAACATGTAAAAGAAAATAATATATAATATTATTATTGAATTGTTTCTAGATTTTCTTGATTAGTTAAAGTAGTTGGCTGTATTTTTTTAATATTATTTTTGTGTTTTATCAAGAAATTACATATATATTTATAAACCTCATCTACTTGTTCAAATGATACGCCACCCGTAATCAATATACTACCGCTTTCAAACAATGCCCCCGTTACCTTTTTACAATCCCCTATATTTTCACCTTTCCCCTTTCCATAACATTTCTTAGGACAATAACAAATACCATTTTTTTTTTCATTACATTTATTCCAGAAATATTCTAATTTAACACCCTGATATATTCCAGGCTGAAAAGAACACTTGTTATTATATATATCGCCAATGAATATCTTATGTATCTCACGTCTCTTTAATCCAAAAGGAATTGTCAAAGATTCGTCGCAATATACCTTAAAATCTGAATTAATCATTCTAATTTTAAAATTTTGATATTTCAATTTTAATTCATAATTTTCTCCCCTGTTATTTATAATATCATTACTAATATTGTTATAAATATTTTTAATATTCGTAATAATATGATTTACGATTATCTCAGTATCTTTTACAATCTTTATGCCTGTTATTTGAATATTTCCATTCTTAAATATTTTAACATTAGGCATGTATTTATCATTTTTATATATAATAGTAACCTGATTGTCAAATCTATTTTTCTTCATTTTGTTTTTCTTGCTATTTCTTCTCTTTTTAGGATATGTTCCCCTATTCAAATCTTCACCATCTTTCATATATTGAGCCCATACAATACCCCCCGTATCATCCTTATCAATTATTAAAATGTTTTCAAATAACATTTTTAAATTTAAATTAATATCTTCTCCGATATTCGCATTACATGTTATAGTAGAAACCCTATATGGTGAAAAATATATATCCTTATCATCATTCGCATTATCAACTGTATTTGAGATATTCATTATTCTTAGTAGTTAATTCACAATAATAATTCTATAATTGTCCTTATATCATTTTTTATTTTTCTTTGTTTCAATTTTATTATTCATATTATCTGTAATATTTTTGAGATAAGATGTATTAACAATTTCGTAATTATAAGTAGTAGCTATCATAGGTGGAAGATTTAATAAATGCGTTTTCTCATTTGTATGATGACCTTTGCGGAACTCATCTATATTCATTGGGCCGTTGAATATATCTAATAAAAAACGCGAAGGTGCTGGTCGTATTGGGCGACTACATCCAAAATGTTTACTTAACATTTGTATCAAACTATTTATTTCCCATACTTTATCACTCCCACAATGCGAAGAAAAGTTATAAGCATTTGCACATTCCAATGAACAGAAATTCCCAAACAATATATAAGTATTCGTGATATTATTGTATTTATAGGGCATTCCAAAAATTCTATCTTTTATAGAATGACAGCACCAATAGCAATTATTTGAAGACTTAATAATAATATTATCATTATATTCAATATTAGTATCTTTATCACAATCCTCTTTTATTAAATTATCTTGAATAGTATTATAAAAATTCGTTTCATTTATGTAACAACAGTTAGGCTCGTAAGGTGTAGGAGCATCCAATAATTCATCTGTTATACTTATTTTATTTATATCACTATCAGATATTGGCAATTGTAATATAATATCTTCGTTTTCAACTAATACAACATCTTTTACAATAGTATTCATTAAACCCTTTTTTTTATCTATTGTAGATTTAACATCGCTGTTCTTACTTTTTCTTGGCATTTAATTATAAACGCTTATATTATTTATATCTATTTATATACTTTTCTATATTTTCCTTATACTCACATTATTTTTTATTATCAAAATAGTCTTTAAAATATACAATACCTTTAACAATATCGTTATTCATATTAGTATAAGGCTTTTCAGTCGTTTTAGTAAATGTAATATTCTTATCTTTCCCAGATTCGCCTATACATTTATCTTTAATCTCTCTAATCTCGCCATTAAGAGAATTAATAGTATCTATTAAATATTTTATTATAAATGCAAAAACTATTATTATTATCAATACAAATAAATCCATAAATACTTTTAATTATATAAAAGAATATAAAAAGAATCAATCGTCAAATACTTATGTAAAAACTCCATAAATTATTAACTGAATTTCAATCCAGCACCTCCATTTAATACTGTCAAAACATTTATTTCCAATACATATACAGCAACTTCAAAATTTAAAGGATAATTTTCATTAAGTACTTGTCTGTATATATTACTAATATAGTTATAAACACTATCTTGTTTAACATCCATATTTACATTTATTGATAATGATGTAGTTATCTGTGTATTATCATAAGACCCCGAATTTATCTGTTTTTCAGGAAATAGAGCAAATGAATAACAATATAGACCTGTTCTGGGTATATTTGTGTGATATTTATAAGGCTGTATTTGATTGTAATAATTTGCTTCATAGTCAGCACGCGATATTTCACGATTCCATAATATCGCAGCCCTTTCTAATATTCCTAACCCTTCATTATATTCGTGAGATGCTGTATAATTCGTATAATTATTAAAGTTTCTTATAGAATCACTTCTTCTAGATATCCATATAATTTCCTTAATATGATGATTAGCATTCGTTATATCTATTAAAGTATGATTGTCATTTAATGTAATTGTTGGAGTTTTCTTAACAGTATTAATAATATAATTTAATTGATTCGTATTTAACAACAAACTGCTTCTTTCGGCACTATCTAAATATACATATGTACATAATAATTCATTATTTACATCAAAATTAACATCGCTCGGTTTAACAAACGCTGTTATATTTAAAGGAACTGTAGGTCTGTGTATAAGATTATACATTACAGGACTTATATAAGTATTCAATATATTACTCCAAACTTGATATAATCCCTCAAATGCCCTATCATTTATATAAATATCTAATTCGACTTCATTATTCTCTAATTTTAATAATGGAAGAGCCAATGAAGGATTCTTTGTAAACCAGAAATTAAGAGGAACTTGAATTTTCCTCTTTTTAATACTGGGAATATTTGGTGTTTTGACATAACTAGAAACAGGATAGGTTACGTTGTAAAGCCTATTATTTAATACTCGGTATTTTGGAACGAAATTGAAAGGTGCTATATACTCATCAATATTTCCTATCAATTTATTATATTCAGTATTATCTTTGCTTGTCAATTCATTCCATATATTCATCCATTCGCCATATAATGTTTCGATGGTAGTAACTCCTATTTTAATCTTTGCTTCCTTAATATAATTAAAACCCAAATTGTTAACCCATCTAAACTTATATACATTATCAGAATATATATCAGGTATTTTAAATGTCAAAAATAAATTTGATAATAAATCAGCGTATCTTTTAATTTTAAAATTAATACGTAATTCAGATGTTGATGATCTAAATCCAACATTACTATCGCCAGTAGAAGTAATTACTATTGTTTCCATGGAAAAATTAGTATGTTTTTTGAGAACATATTTATAATAATTAATATGTGGTTGTAAGGTAATATATTCGCTCATATTACCCTTTAAAACTAATTGCATCAACCCACCACCCATCTTTATTTAGTTATATCCTTTATTACACTAATCGAAAAGAAAAATAAGACAAAAAACTTATATAATTTAATAATTAAATATACAATAATTTTTTATACCATATTAATATATTTATCTACAAATACCTTCATATTTTCATAACTTCTATTGCCATTATATTCTTCTAAATTTTTCTCGGTTGTTTTATCAACCATTATTATCGTTGGATACCCTTTAATATTATATTTATCTACTCTATCTTTATAATCTTGTGAATTATATTTTTTAAACTCTATTATACTATTTCCATAATTATCATTCAATTTTTTCCATACTCCCGATCTATTAAATTCCTTACAATGATAACAATCCTCCATATAGTAATATTCCATAATATATCTAATATTTGATTCTCCCGTGAAAGATTCCATTATTTTATTTTTATTATAAGCAAATAATACTACAATTGCGAATAATAAAAACATTATTATTGCTATCATAATAAATATTTCGCTTTTAAAAAAACTCTTTTTAACCATTATAAACAACCCTTTAATCCTCTAAATTATTATTAGATAATAATATCATTATTATTTGAAGATATATCAAGATATTGTTTTTTTATTTCTAATACATCCCCTATATTTCCATTATCTAATTGAATTATTATTGAATTATAAAAATATCCCCTATATTCGTCTACTATATTTTGATTATATATATAGGCATTAATAAATTTAATAAATCGCTCTTTTTCTATTAGAAAAATTCTTACATCTAACGAATCATATTCTATAGTATTATCGTAATCCTTTAATATATATGCCGTGTAATTATTATTATTAAGTATATTATTGTATTTATCTAGATTATTATCATCGCATACAATAATAGTTCTATATACAAGATTATTTGAATATAGTTCTTCTAATCTATTAATTAATTCACACATTATTCATTATTATAGTTTTTGCCTTATGTATATTATAGATTATCACGATATGCCTAAAAAATATCCAGATAAGCATTATATACGATTACTTTTTACAGAAATAACAACGATATAATGGCTATAATATTTTAATCAATATATAAGATTATTTAGAATAACTAATTATAATGGACGAACAAATCATTAAGATTAGTATAGAACAATTTAAGGATACTTATAATTCTATAGATATACCGCAAAATATTTTAGATAAGGCTATAGAAATTAAAAATACATATTCGTGTTTTAATTCTTACTATGATCCAAAGATGATATGGGCTAAAAAAATATATAATAATAAGGAGAAATATAATAAGCCGAAGATTAAATCGCGATTTCATATTATAATACCTGATTTTACTAAAAAGTCCGAACTAAAACGATGTTTAATAGGTAATTTAAATAAACTAAGTGTGAAAAACAAGGATAGTATATATGAAAAAATAAAAGAAATTATCGGTCTTAATGATAATATAGATGATGTATTTATGATAATATGGAATTATATTAAAACAAGTGATAATGATATATACGCTAATTTATTAAGTCTATTTGATAAAGAATATTTAAAAACTATGATAGATAAACTATGGAATAATTATATAAATGATAAGGAATGGAATCCGCCTCGATATATATATGAAAACAATCTTTTAATATTAAATGACGAATATGATTTATATTGTGAATATACTAAATGGAAACGTGGGATTAATAACATAAATAAGATATGGATTAAATATAAAAGTGAAGAATTAATAATATTATTAGATAATATCGCAGATTATATAATTAGTATTAAAGATAACAATGAAATATATAAATATATACTAGATATTCTATTAGAACAATTGTGTAAAATATTATCTATCGTAAAATATAATTCTATAATAGATAAAATTAAAACAATAAATATTAAAAACTTAGATAATTCTACAAAATTTTTTATTTATAATATTATTGAATTATAAAAAAATTATTTCTATATAATAGTATAGAGTAAGA